GAAGTTACCAGTGGCAGTACTATAGACGGAGATTCCGGTGAGATACTTTGAGTTAGAAGAGTTCAACTGTCAACACACCGGAAACAACGAGATGAAACCTGAGTTTCTAGAGAAACTAGACCAACTGAGGCACAACTGCGGGTTTCCTTTCGTTGTAACCAGTGGATACCGTGATCCTAGCCACCCAATAGAGGCTGCAAAGGACATTCCCGGTACTCACGCGCAAGGTATCGCAGCAGACATACGAGTTGTTAGCAGTAACAAGCGGTTTAGATTAGTAAAGGAAGCACTGGCGTTAGGATTCACAGGCATCGGCGTTGATCCTTCGTTTATTCACTTAGACATCCGAGCAAGTTCACCTGTTATCTGGACGTACTGATGTTATACACAAAGAACGCTAACGTAACCACAACAGATGTAGCAACAATCGTTACCATCCCTAGCGGTTACGTGGGTCACTGGAATATGCTCTTTGTGAGTAATCTAGGTGGATCTACAAACGGTGCTGGTCTCTACGTCGATAAAGCAGACTCTACTCGTGTAGACATCCTCGGTGGCGGTAACGTGTCAGCCAAGGAGTACATCTTGCTTTCAGACGCAGTATTTGTGTTGCAACCGGGAGACTCTATCAAGGCGTACACAACGGCTGCAGGTGACATGGAGTTTGTAGTAACCTTTGATCTGTTAGAAGCACCAGCGGTATTCACTAACTTTAATGGATCTTAACGTTGAACTGCTTCCTTGGCAGCAGGAAGTGTACAATGATCCGACTCGTTTTAAAGTAGTCGCTGCCGGAAGACGAACAGGAAAGTCACGACTCGCTGCGTGGCTGCTCATTATCAATGCCTTACAAGCCGAACGTGGTCATGTTTTTTACGTTGCGCCTACGCAGGGACAAGCCCGTGACATCATGTGGCAGACTCTGCTAGAGCTAGGACACCCTGTCATCTCAGGTTCGCACATTAACAACCTGCAGATCAAGCTGGTCAACGGGGCTACAATTAGTCTAAAGGGAGCCGATAGGCCAGAGACTATGCGTGGTGTGTCCTTGAAGTTTCTTGTTATGGATGAGTACGCAGACATGAAGCCCGATGTATGGGAACAAATCTTGCGTCCAGCCCTAGCAGACCAGAAGGGTCACGCACTGTTCATAGGTACGCCTATGGGTCGTAACCACTTCTACGAGTTGTACAAGTACGCGGAGATGGCTGATGATGAAACGTATAAGGGCTGGCATTTTACGTCTTACGATAACCCTCTACTTGATCCGAGCGAGATTGATGTTGCTAAGAAGTCGATGTCGAGTTATGCGTTCCGCCAAGAGTTCATGGCATCGTTCGAAGCCACAGGTTCCGAGATGTTCAAGGAAGACTGGATTAAGTACGGTGAGGAGCCGGAGTTCGGTGATTACTACATCGCAATCGACTTGGCTGGCTTTGAGGAAGTAGGGAAGAAACGCACGAAAAACACTAAGCTAGACGAAACAGCGATGGCTATCGTCAAGGTAGGTGACAACGGTGATTGGTACATTGATAACATTATACACGGAAGATGGTCTCTGGACGAGACAGCCATTAAAATCTTTCAAGCCGTTCGTGACTATCGTCCTGTGTCTGTTGGCATTGAAAGAGGAATTGCAAAGCAAGCGGTTATGTCGCCGCTTATGGACTTGCAAAAGAAGTACGCACAGTTCTTCAGAGTAGAAGAGCTTACCCACGGTAACAAGAAGAAAACCGATAGGGTCATGTGGGCGCTGCAAGGGCGCTTTGAGAACGGAATTGTGAGCATGAACAAAGGTGACTGGAACGCAAGGTTCCTAGATCAGTTGTTTCAATTCCCTGATCCGCTGACGCACGATGACTTAGTTGATGCGTTAGCGTACATAGATCAGCTTGCTAACGTCCCTTACGGGATTGCTGAACTAGAGTTCGAAGAGCCAGAAATTTTAGATATTGTAGCGGGGTACTAAGGTGAGTGAATTATATAGTCCAGACCCACTGATGATGGGAGAAACCATCGAAGGCTGGGTAATAAACAAATGCGAAGATTGGAGAGATTACTACGAAAGCAACTATGAAGCAGACTTTGATGAATACTACCGACTTTGGCGGGGTATATGGGATCCTGCTGACCGTGAGCGTTCCTCTGAAAGATCACGCATTATTTCTCCTGCACTGCAGCAAGCTGTCGAGTCTAATGTAGCAGAACTAGAAGAAGCTACGTTTGGTCGTGGTAAGTGGTTCGACATTGCTGACGACATGAACGATCCTGAAAAACAGGATGTGCAATATTTACGTAATAAGTTAACAGAAGACTTCGAACAATGTAAGATACGTAAAGCTGTCGCTGAGTGCCTGATTAACGCTGCCGTGTTTGGTACTGGTGTTGGTGAAATCGTCATCGAAGAAATAAAAGAGATGGCTCCAGCAACTCAGCCCATCATGGACGGACAGTTGCAAGCGGTAGGCGTCAATATCACTGACCGTGTTGTTGTCAAGCTAAAGCCTGTGATGCCTCAGAACTTCCTGATCGACCCTGTAGCTACATCTGTTGATGACGCTATGGGTGTTGCTGTAGACGAGTTCGTAAGCCGACATCACGTAGAACTCTTACAAGAGCAAGGCGTCTACCGTGACGTATACGTAGCCAGTGCTGCTCCTGACACTGACCTAGAACCAGATCAAGACCTTACGATCTACAACGACGACAAAGTTAGACTGACGAAGTACTACGGTCTAGTGCCTAAGCAGCTTCTTGAGGAGGCTACTGACGAAGACGTTGAATCAGACTCTGCTTACGTAGAAGCTATTGTTGTTATTGCTAACGGTGGCGTTCTCCTTAAGGCTGAACCAAACCCTTACATGATGCAAGATCGTCCTGTAGTTGCGTTCCCTTGGGACGTTGTACCCAGTCGCTTCTGGGGACGAGGTGTTTGTGAGAAAGGCTATAACTCTCAGAAAGCACTAGATACTGAGCTACGTGCTCGTATTGACGCACTGTCACTGACTATACATCCTATGTTAGCCATTGACGCAACACGACTGCCGCGAGGCTCCCGACCCGAAGTGCGTCCGGGTAAAATGATACTGACAAATGGTGATCCCCGTGAAGTACTTCAACCTTTTAATTTTGGACAAGTGGGCCAAATTACTTTTGCACAAGCTGCAAGCCTTCAGCAAATGGTACAGCAAGCAACAGGAGCTGTTGATAGCGCCGGTATTGCTGGACAGGTTAACGGAGAAGCGACTGCCGCAGGAATAAGTATGTCGCTAGGCGCAATCATTAAGCGTCACAAGCGCACCCTGATTAACTTCCAGCAGTCTTTCCTGTTACCTTTTGTTACCAAAGCTGCACACAGGTACATGCAGTTCGACCCTGAGAACTATCCAGTGTCTGACTACAAGTTTAACGCTACGTCTACGCTAGGCATTATTGCTAGAGAATACGAAGTGACGCAGCTTGTACAACTCTTGCAGACTATGAAGCAAGACTCTCCGCTGTACCCTGTGTTGATACAAAGTATCATCGACAACATGAATCTGTCTAACCGTGACGAACTTATTGCTGCTATGCAACAAGCAAGCCAGCCCAACCCAGAAGCACAACAAATGGCTATGGCTGCACAACAAGCACAGCTTCAGTTCCAGCAGAGTCAGACTAACGCTCTTAATGCACAGGCGCAAGAGTCTCAGGCTAGAGCACAGAAGTACATGACAGATGCACAGCTAGCACCGCAAGAGCTAGAAATAGATCAAATCGAAGCAATCACCCGCAACCTACAGGCTGGCGATCAGGACGACAAAGAGTTCGAACGCAGAATGAAGGTAGCTCAAACTCTCCTAAAGGAAAAAGAGATAGAGGCAAAAACCAATGCTAATGACACAACGCGAGTTCGACAACCTAGTCAGCCAGATCAACGAGGCATTCAAGACGCACTTCGACAAGCTGGAGGCGCTGGAGACCAAGGTGGAGGATTTAATCAATGAGCAAGAAAAAGGATCCAAGACTAGCGCGAGCAGGGGTAAGCGGGTACAACAAGCCAAAGAGGACGCCTAATCACCCTACTAAGTCACACGTAGTTGTAGCAAAGTGTGAAGACGGCAGTATTAAGACAATCAGGTTCGGACAACAAGGAGTATCAGGTGCTGGAAAAAATCCAAAGTCAGCTTCAGAAAAAGCTAGACGAAAATCGTTTAAAGCTAGACACGCAAAAAACATTGCTAAAGGAAAATGCTCTGCTGCTTACTGGGCTAATAAAGTCAAATGGTAAAGATATACAAAGTTGTATGGAAAGATGCTCAAGGAGGAGCAAACGTGGGCTGGCGAGAGTTAAGC